GAACTTCTCAACGCTCCAGCGACCGTTGGAGTCAACGTCGAGGTCGAAAGTACCAGCAGTTGCAGTGTCATGCTGAGCGCCTGACTTAGCGGACTTATAGATGGTACGAACAACTTCGCGGTTGATTTCAGCGAGGATCTCGGAGGACAGAATGTTTGCCAGCTCCGACTCAGCATCAAGACCGTGGATCGCACGAAGGTCTTGTGCCAGTTCGATGCTGTAATCTGCCTTCAGAGCACGGGACTTAGCGGTGACCGAAATCTTCTCGATCGAGAATCCCATCTGACGGAAGTCAGGTGCCGAACCATCGCTGTCCAGACCTTCCGAAACTTCGGTGCCCATAGCGCCAGGTGCATCATAGACGCTCTGACCGCCACCAGCATCGTTAAGAACTGCAGGGTTGTTGCCGCCCAGTGCATCAGCAGCACCAGAGACATCACCAGCACCCTGAGCACCAGATTGGTTAGGATTGACTTCGTTGAAGAAGGTCTCAGCATTGGTGGTTGCAGGACCATCGTAACGAGCACGCATTGCGAAGATCAGTCCAGTAGGACCAGACATTGGTTGAACGCCTGCCAGGTCATATGCGACCAGGTTTGGCATTGCACGTCTGATCAGGGAGATCAGAACTGGGTCGAAACCTGCGACAGGACCAGCAGCGGTAGCATCAGAGCTAAAACCAGCATTGCCTGAACCTGCACCAGCAGCAGCGTTTGAACCAGTGCTCATCGTTGGAATTGCTTCAGACAGGATCTGACGCTCTTCGCGAATTACACGCTCTTGGTTTTCAAGCAGGATAGAAGTGACAGCTTTCTTGTAGTTATCTTCAATAGCAGGAAGATCACCGTGCTCAAGAACAGGTGCCCACTTCTCCTGGAGTTGTTGGGACATGCCTAACATGTGTTTTCTCCTAAAAGTAGTAGTGGTTAATTAATAATTATTTCCCGTAGCGGGAGATTGCGTTAACATACGCAGACATCGGACCCTCTACAGGGGATGCAACTTCACCAGTTGCAATGTCTTCCTTCAGTTCAACCTTTGCCTTAGGGAAATAAGATTCCTTAATGGTTTCCAGTTTGGACTTAAAGGATTCCTCGGATTCAAATTCTACACCTTCTGCAAGCGAAGCGAACTTCTCTGCTTGGGTGTCTGCAAGACCCTTGGAAACTTCGGTTACGACCGACTCTTTAACAAAAGAATTGATCTTACCGTTGAGAGACATATTGGTTTCAATTTGCTCATTGAGCTTTGCTTCCATTTCATCAAGTTTGTCTGTCATCTCTTGCATAACATTATATTTTTCTTCAGGGAGTTCTACATAATTTTCTTCAAAAAGATTCTTCATGCCGTCCATGAAGGACTGCATCATCTCAAGTTTAATGCCGTTGTGGAGTTCGATTTCATTCTCTTTCTTCCACTCTTCAGCAACATAGGTGAGGAACTTGTCCATCTTCTCAGCAAGTTCCGACTTAACGGTCTCAACTTGCTCAGTAAAACGTGCCTCGAAAGTTTCTTCAATCTTCTTAGTTTCTTCAGCAATCTTTGACTTAACTGCTGCCTCGAAGATTGTCTTAGTTTTTTCTTTGAATTCTTCGGAGAGTTCTTCGCCAGTCAGAAGTGCGTTAACATCTTCTTCTACGCTAAACTCTTCAACCTCAGTAGTTTCTGCAACTACCTCTTCGGTTGTTTCTTCTTCTTCCTTCAGTTTGCCAGGAGCAGCATCGCCTGGTTTAGCATTCTTGGTGACGTGACCATCGCTAACCTTTGATGTACCCTTATTGGCAATCTTGGAAGAATCGTTGTCTTGCTTGTAGTTTTGATTTGTAGGACCGCCAAGGTTGTCCTTCGCGGTATCTTGAGGAGCGGGAATTGCTGCAGCTACCATAGGGTCTGCACCCTTGGCACCATCAGTTGGCGCTTTTTCCTCAAGAGTTTCTTCTACGAAGGTGTCAAATTGTTGGTCAACTGATGCTGACATGTGCTATTCTCCTAATATAATCTGTTAGATTCTATGTTTTATTTATAAATTATAATCCCTTTAAGAACTGAGCAAACGCGGAAACTTTGCGCTCTTGAAGATTGTGCCAAGTAGCAGCGTCTAATTCGTTCTTAATGGATTCGATATGGCGTTCTGTAAGAATGCCATTGTTCCATACCCATTCTTTTCCTTCCATAATACCTTCAACAAATGCATCAGGTGCAGAAGGATCTGCTACAATATCAGCAGCAGTTGCGAGCATGAAGTCATCACGAACATATGCTGCACCATTTCTCTCAGAAATTGATCCAACACCACGCGATGAAACCCCTAACTTAACCCCTTCATCAATTAGATTTTTAGCAATCCTGCCCATAGGGGTATCAAGAATTTTTGCTTTGCCAATAAAATTGCTACCCTCTTTCTGGAGTGATACAATTTTATGAGACACTCTATCCAAATTAACAGTAGGTCCCTCAGGATGACCGAGTTCACCAAGAGCACGATCCTTAGAAATGTATGACTCAGTGTAACGACCAACTTCTTTCTCAAGAACGTTCATCTCATACACACGACCATTTCTATTTTTAATATCTGCTTGAAGAAAAACTCCCTTTTTCAAGAGTTAAGATTTGTGCCGCCTTGTTCATAATCATATCTTTCACGGCATCAGAAGCATCAGCAAGTTGATCCTTCATGATCATATCCACGATTTTAGTAGGTTCCATAAATTAACCTCGATATTATTTAGTGTTTTGGGATCCTGACGTTTTTGGTTCAGGGGGATTTTTCAAATTGTCCAAGTTAACTTTTTGGGTTTCCATGTCAATTTCCGCAGATTGCTTATCCTGAGCAACCTGGTCAAGTGGGTCAAGTACTTGTCCCGCCTCGATCTCTTTATTTATCTGTTGTTTCATCTCTTCAATTTCCTGCTCAGTGAAGTGCAGAAGTTGACGCATGACATAATCTTGAGAGAAGTACTTACCAACATAGAGATCTAGTTTGTCAAGAACTTCCATCTTTTTCTCCATCATTTCAAGATCTGCAAGTTCAGCAAACTGATTATCATAAAGATAGTCATACTGAATATGCTCCTTCATATCTTCCCAATCTTCAGGTGCAATAACACCTTTCAGAATCAGTTGAGTTTTGAGAAGATCATGGAGAAGGTCGGAGAACTTCTTACGGAGACGACCTACAAATTTTGTAAATTTAATTTCGTCTCGGTTGATCTCTTCAGATTTACCCAGATCAAATGACTTATCACTTTCCAATCTAGAAGGCGGAACGTTGAGTGCCTTATAGAGTTGAGTTTGGAAATACTTAATGTCAGTCAGTTCACCAAGGTTTTGTCCACCAGGCAGTGTGGTAATTTCTGTACCACGACCACCTTCACGACGAGGCAACCAGAAGTCCTCAAGCATACTCATATGCTTTTTATCATCACGGATTTCTCCAGTACTGGAGTCATATACCATCTTATTTCTATAGCGTGACATCACATCACGCAGGTATTGTTCCGCTTTGATTTTAGGAAGATTGCCAACGTCAATGTAGAAAATTCTACGTTCAGGTGCTCTTGACAATCTGTAGATAACAATGCTATCCTCAAGCATTCTTAATTGATTAAGATACTTGATTGCTTTGTGCAAATAACTCAGGGTCATATTTCTACCCTGGTCTACAATACCAGACGCTACGTAGGTAATAGCATCTTTTGCAATTTTAATACCTTGGTTGGTATTGTTTACACCCTTTGCATTATAAACAAAAAATTCTGTGACTTTACCGTAGTCGTATTTGTTAAATTGATCTGCGTCTACCGCTGGTTTTTCTACCAGACGTACCTTCTTAATTTTAAGGGGATCAATATAACGGAGTTCCAGTAGACCCTTTGATGGATCTTCTAAGTCAATAACTTTATGATAGAATAATCTGCCATCGACGTACCAACGTCTAAAAATCTGATGAGCAGATTTATCAAAATCAAGAAGACGTTTGATATGATCAAACTCTTCTCTCATTCGGTTCTTAATCGACTCTGATACTTCTAAGTTAGACAGTTCTAATTCTACTGGACTGTCGTCCTTATCGGTAACAATTGCTTCGTTTGTTACATCTTCGATCGCACTGTCCACTTCTGGAGCGAGTGCCATTTCTCTATAACGACGGATGAGATTAATCTCGTCACGCTTTTTAGTATCATCAAGATCTACATAATGACCAAACCATCCTCCGTAAGGAGTGATGGTTGAACTAGCGTCATTGTCTGTAGGTGGAACAGGGGACGTGGCTGCCCTCGCCCCCTTCTTGAGATCTTCATCTTTAATTGAAAATCCAAATAATTGCGCCATTCCAAATATAGAGTAACTGGACCGTTACTCTATTTATCATCTTAAATTAGTTGGACTTATTACCTCTTACGAACTCACCTTTACCGTCCTTAAATCCTGATTCACTTGCATCCAAATATTGATATTGGAATTCAACATCAAACTCTTCAATCTGATCATTACTGTCATATGACAGGTTGATTGCACCAACACTAGTTGGCCAAGCACCAACCAGTTTATATGATCTCAGAACTTTATTTTCTCCACCATCTGCTGCTTTTGTACCAGATGATTTAGGATTCTTATCAAGTTGTCTGACGACAATATCAGTGAAATATCCACCGAATGAATCTCCACCGAACTCGAAAGTTCCC